TGCGAGCCACTTTCCTAATGACCAACGCCGTTACCGGATACTTCATCATATCCTTAATTAGCTTCAGAGCCACATGCGTTGACTTGGATGATCCGCGGCCGCCCTTTAGTACATGCCGTAGGTATCTGTGAGAATTAGACGCCTTCCAAAAGGATTGGAAATGCGGCGTAACGATCTCTGAAAGCTTAATCTGCTTCATCATCGTCACTTCCAATGTCGTCGATAATTTGAACAGCGACATTCCCCTCAAGTTGCTGCTTGTCTGTCCACATTGCATATCGTTTACCTAACAGCTCAGCAGCTTTGATGCGATCCTTGCCATCCAGTTCCTTTTTCACAAGCTGTTGTTCGCCCATGCCAAGACCAAGCGGAAATTGCTCTTTCACTTGTCCACGTAAAACGCTGGTTAGGAACTCCAACACTTCATCTTGCTTGGCTATGCGTTCGCTTTCCTTCTCAGCGATCAATTTGTCGATGTATTCCCTTACCTTAACATTGCTTAACAGTCTGCTCGCAGATGCCTCAGCAACATTTCCCGTTCCTGTATAACCAGCACGCCTATATGATTCTGTTGCATTGCCTGTCACGATGTAATAATCAGCAAAACGTTTTTGCTTCTCTGTTAGTTTCACATTGCATCACCACCACCTGATTGAGTTTGTTTTGCAAAAGAAAAAACTGCTGTAGCTAGTTCATTTGGAAGATTTGGTCATCACAAATATTTGTAATGAAAAAAGCATGCACGCAACTGAGTGAGTAATGGTTATAAAATGTACCAAATCCGTTTCTCTCGAAGAGAACCACACCAACTGCAAAGTAATGCCTACTACAACGAGAACAAGCGCAGCAACGTGGATACACAAAACGAATCGAGTCCACCTCATCACTTCTTCCCCCTTATACCAAACTCACTTTCTATTTCCATGTTTAAACTCTTGTATAATTTGATTCGGATTATCAGCATATTGTTCAAGCAATAAGAATAAGGCGTGCTTGCAAATAATAGCAGTATTAAAATCTTTCTTTGGGTAAGTATCCCAGAGTTTGTTAATCAAACCATCTAAAAGATCATTTTGTTCTTTCGGCAAATGAATTCTTAATAAATGCATCGTTTCCATACTCATTCACCTCTTGGTATTGTGCGGGCAGGGATTCGAACCCTGCATGATATAGGATAGGCGTGGACTGGACGCCTCGTTTTACAGCTATGGGTAGGTGTACCGTATACCTCCTACTCTCCACCTCTATTCGGCCTAAGGTAACTCTTACCAGCCCCGAATAGCTCTCCTATATCTGATTAGCGTCTACACCTTTCCGCCACCACACATGATAAAAACCGCCCATTTCTGAGCGGCTTTTGTTCGACCGGGATAACCCCGATCCCTTATTTAGTACCACATCGCCCTTTCGGCTGATACTACTATCCTATCATGTCAAATATATGATTTCGTCCCCATTCTTTCCCGTTTTTTTCTCACATTGGAACGATGCTTTTTCCTACAACGTCCCTTTTCTCTCCGTATGTCAGCTTCCCCAGATATTGATCCAGTGAAAGTGTAATAAACGTCAGTTCCATAGCCCCCAGGCATAGGCTCATCGCTTCCAACGCTTTAGCGTGTTTGCGGTAGTATGGTTTTACGTCAATGTTCAATTCGTCAGCTACTTCTAGCACGTCCATGCCATCAAAATATCGCAACTGGATAAGCTTTGCTTGCTCTTTGTTCAATGTCTTATGTGCGCTCTCTATTGCATTGATGAGGATCGTTAAGTCTTGGAGATAACGCTTTAAATGTTCAATCTTCTGGGCGTCTTCATCCTCAAGAATCGTTGTTCTCTCTTGTGGACTGGAAGGAAAACCGCCTTTGCCTTTAATGAACCAGTTTTCATCGTAATGCGGAGTACTCAATTTCTTTGACAGCACTTCGATTGCACGCTCAGTATTCTTCTTTGCTTCAACAAGTTGACGGTACCGGTAAAGAAACCATTTGATATCCCGCATTGTATTCCTCCTTATCCTTCGTTCTTCTCATCCTTCATCCAACCCAATAGTCCATATCCTGCTATGTCCTTGTATGGAGTCTCCCCATCGTCATTCTTTCCAGTCGCCAATCGCATCTGTTTATCAAAGATCCTCACAATCGCCAGCATGTCCGTATACTGTTCAGGTTGAATCCCAT